CCCCAACCGGGTCCACTTGCCCCCCGAAGAGGCCCCAATGTGCGCACCAAAGGCGATCGCAGCGTAGGGGCGTTCAGGAGCGCGCTTGCGCATAAGGCACGTGGACCTTTACTGACCGATGGCACCCGGATGGCCCATGGGGGCGCGCCATGGCACTTCCCCCACCCTCCCGAGTGACTCACAGTCCGCCCGGTCGCACACAGCAAGTGAATAATCAGACGTGTACATGCATCCTGTCGCATAATCATCGTACTGATTTCCCTCCGTGCTCATGAGTATTTTATTCACGAGCTCGGTGAGGTCCTCTGGCCTCATGTTGTAGTACCGGCGCAACTGCGCCTCGTCAATCCCCCGGTCCAGCTCTTCTTTTTCTTTTTCGTTAGTTTTTTGTGAAGAGCTGTTCTCAAGCAAGATGGCCGCAGCGTACCCAAAGGCTTCAGTGGGTGCGTCGCGTTGGTTGTACCGTTCACGCAAAGCGTTAACGATGCTACCTCCTTCATGCACGAGACCATTGACGATCATCGATCCTATCCTATTTAACATATCACCATGCTGCCGCCTAGCGATGGTGTACTGAGCTTCCGTCCAGCCCAGCCGTGTGGCGTTCACGGCACCCTGCATCGTCCCAAAGGATCTAAGGATAGCTGCAGGTTGTAGGTATGCGTGATTGACCTTCGGAGCCCAGGAGTGCTTAAGAAACTCCATAAGCTCCGGGCGGTAACCGTCAGGTCCATCACACGGGGTGCATGTGACAGCGTACCCAATGGAAATGGCGGCGGCCTTAATGACCTCCACCATGTCCACGCTGTCAATCTCTGCTACGGTCAACTTGGAGACAGCACCACCTATGGCCCCAAGAATTGCAACACTAGCCAAAGTATTAATGGCAGTAGTGTTGACTGACCCTGAATATTGTGTCACCCCACCACGTCCGTTCGGGTAGAACACGAAAGACTCCTCCGCATTCGCCGGATTAGTGACGCGCGCTGGTGCGCGACACTGGTCCACCAATCCCTTGGCATATGCCGGTCCCAACCTCTCGTACACAGACCCAAGGACAGTGTGCATGAAAGTTTTGTTAGAACGATCACACCCTGAGATGTCCAGGTTGTACGTGAACTTGCGACCATGCCTATTGATGGAAACCAACTTATCGTCACTATGAGCGGCTGCGGTGATGGTGTCGTTCCTTGACCTACCAGCATCGACAAAGGCGAATATGGAGTTCAACTCTGCCTTACTGGGCTTCATCGCCAACACAACGTCAAACGTCATGTCGCCTTCAGCCCAAGTGTGGTACCCATCCAACGTTGCCTTCAATGCGGTGGCCAGCGCCCCTGCGTACTCAGACCCAGACTTCATATCCGCAATGAGCCGGGTGGGTTTAAACCTCGTCTCGCCTGCCACTGTAACGCCTGGTTTAACAGGTTCAGTAGCCTTGAGTTTGAGGTCAACCACGTCGACCATGCAGTCACCTGGGGAGTGCACCTTGACCTTGGCAACCATCGCCATCTTCAGCTTACGTTTGACGTGTTGTACCTCGGCGTTCAACCGGCGGAAAAGTTCCGCACTGTTGTACGACGGGTCCGTAGCGACCACATTATGGTGCAGGAACTTCTCAATGGTGTACTTCGTCAACTCGAGGTTAAGCGCGACGTTGGTGCGCATATTCCTCGTGCCAGCAAGCACCTGGTACAGCAGGTTGGGACCAATCTCCGAAGTGACTGCGTTTATCGCGGCCAAAGCTCCGAAAACCTCACCGGGCTTCTCTGCAACAAGGCGGGTGTAGGTTGGGCGCTGAAGCCGCCCACCAACGCGTCTAGGTTCCATCCAACCAAGCTCTCGCTCGGTGAGATACGACCTGGCGCTCCAATCCATCTTGTTCCAGAACTGCTCAATGTTCCCACGATTGCGGAAGTACCTGCCACCGTGGAACATCGATCCCTCAGGGGCATACTGGTGTCCCATACCAAACACTGCAGCTCCAATCAGTCGTGCTTCACCCAACCTCAGCTCGCCTTCGTCGGGACGAGGAGAGACTATACGGGTGAGCGCGTACATCATGGTCTCCGTGCACACTGTGTTCACACCGAACTTGGGGATCCCACCAGTGAACCGGACGAAGGTTTCACCCTTGACCGGCACTGGGGCATCACCCCAGGTCCTGAACACTGGTAGTCCACGAGCACGCCAGGTGTACAGACCTCCTAATTGCTCATCCATAAACCGGGTGAGTGACGGATTGGGGACGATCAGCTCCCCATCAGCAAAAGTGCCTTTAGCCTTGACGACATGGACATTCTCACGGAAAGGGACTGACATGGGTGCTGGATCGTTAGTCAGGAAGCTGTGGCTGCGCACTGGCACCATACCGTTCTTACCAACGTGAAGGCTAATGACACTCGAGGGGCCTCGCATGGGGGCCCCAAGGTCAATGGTCCTGCACGGGCGCAGACCGGCTAGACGCACAAGCATGGCACACTGAACTGTATCCACGGTATCCTTGACCAGGTCAGACCAGACGCCAACGAACATGCCGTACTTACGCAGCACATACGCTGAGGCGGACTCGGCGACAGTGCTGTCGATGGCAGTGCTGCAGTATTCACGGACCAACTTGCTCAGGAGTGGGGCGATGTACAAGACATTGCGACCAGCGCTCCTAAGTTCGTACTGGGGTGGAAGGACACCACTCCGCATGAACCCGGTGGCACGACCCATGCCCTGCGATTCCACCGAAACCACGACAGCACCAGGCCTGACCTCCTTCACACCATAATCAAGAACTGACCCCTGAGCCAGACAAAAACGAACATCACCATTGTCCAACATACAAACCCGGAGGCTGCGTGATAGAGCACCATCTGGCCCATGATAGTAGAACGGCGTGCGTATCCTCGCACCACGAACGTTCTCTAGATGCACGAAGTTCATTGGATGGTCCTCCGGGTACAGCCTACCGGGGACAAACATATTCCTACGCTCATCGAAATCACAGACTAGTGGTTCCCCACCCTCACGAGGGGCGTCCTCAGCAGGGTTGTAAACTAAGTACGAGACCTCGTAACACCCTGGCGAGAAGCCACCGTCAGTCCATATGGGGACACCCCGCTCGTCCTCACCAGGGTGCTGATACCTACACCTATGGTTAAGACAACCACCGGGGAGGTGCGCATACCTGCATACATCGTCGCGCGCCTCCTCTTGCCCATGGGCAGCAAGTTCAGCCTGGACATCAGGTGCGGCGTGTCCCTGCAGATTCACGCCGTCCCCGCCGTGCCGGCCGGCACCACGGTTGAGTTGAGCATTCGCCCCCTCACGCCCGTGGCGCGGCGCACCAGCGTTGCCCCGTCCGTTCAGGTGTGCCATATCATCCGTGTTAGTCCAGCTGCCGTTGTTGCCACTCAGCCGCTCACACCCGAGGTGGCGCGAACTATTGCTGCGATGGCAAACAAACTGGCCTCCAGAATGCACTGGACGGTACTCACACCACACGTTGAACGGGACCGAATTCTTAGGAACAGCACCAAGCGGGAAGTCGATGACATACTCGCTACCGTGCTGCTGCACACGAACACCACTCCCACCCCCCCCACCAACAGAACGGGGGGGGTGGCACACCAACCACTCCGACACATAAATATAAAGTACTATGGTCGACAACAAAATCATCCCCGGTATGCACGTACGAACCCCTGTATAAGGGGTGGCCATATAGGCCTCAGCTGGTGTGACCCCCATTTCTGGGTTTAACACACCTGCGTCATTACTCGTAGCGAAAGCCAGGGACGGCATCAACAGGATGAAGAATGCGTAGTACTTTGTTGTGATAATGTACAATGTATCCGCCCAAAGGCGTCAGCAGTTGACACCCACCTGGAGGCCAACACCCAAGATGAAAATCTGGATGTCGGTCGTCAGGGGGGTGGCGGGCAGGGTGCCTGCTGTGCCAAAGGTTATCGTCGGTGTTCCATTAACGCCATAGGTGCTAGCCAGCGTGAATGACTGGCGCACTGCAGTGGCGGAAGTGGACTGTGTCGGGGTGTACGTGCTTGAGAACTGAGCGCCATTCAACAAGTTCAAACCGGTGAAACCGGATGCGCTATTCACCACCGGGTAAGTGATGGTAGCAGCAACCGACCCGTAATTGTCGATCATGACATACACGGATGTGTTCTCGGCGAGCTTGGGGAAGGTGATCGTGGTGCTGGTCACAGTGACACCCGTGAGAGCGCCACTGGCGAAGTAGGTGGTGGTGCTGGTACCCAAAGGGGCAGCGCCAGTGCCACCATTGCGGAGGATTCGGCAGTACCCAGGGCGGTACGTAACCGTTGTTGGGCAATCGAGTTCAATGTCCCACGTCATGTACAACTTGCCAAGCATTGCATCGGCAGAGACAGCGGTGGGTGTCTCAATGCCGACGTACACCGTGCAATAGTCGTAGTCAATAGCGTTGGCGGTGGTAGGCGTGTTCGCATTGCGTATGAGGTAGGTCTTGCGAAGATCATCCTTCCCATCGCACTCAAGGCCATAACCGATGCTCTTGTCCATGGACGAACTCACCACACCATCTAGAGCCTCAAAGCCTTCAATTGTGACGGGCGCGGCAGAGGTGACGTTGCTCTGGCATCCGATACTAATGATGGGCATTGTGGAGGTAGTGCTGAGTTCCGAACAGGCGGAGACAAATTCTATGCAGGCGCCACGGAGATGGTACTTCGCATAGTTCTGAGCAATCACACCAGTCTTGCGGAACAGGTTAATGTCGCCAGGCTGGACAGTGAAGGGCAGGATGAGCGTAGATCCAGGCGTCGTGAGGTTGCTCTCAATGTTGCAGATCTTCTCACGGTGGCGTATACGTATGCGACCGTCACCGTAGGAGGCATTTGGGGACATGCCGCCCTTGATGAGACTATTGACCTTCACCTTGTTGTAGTTATGGGCTCCCAAAGCGCTGGGGTGAATGGCACCTGCTCCTTTGAGACCCATAGCGTACTTGCCGCCATACTCAAGGCCTTTGGAAATCATGGCACCAGCACCAGGCACTCCCATACTACCAGCAATGGCACTACCGAGGACGCCAGAACCAGAGGAGATAATGGAGCTGAGTGCACTGTTGACCATTTTCTTCACCGCCTTCCCGCTGGCTTGCTTAGGTGGTTGCGCCTGCTTCCTGGGTTGGACAGGACTATCATACCCAGGGACGCTCCTGTGCACTACAGCCTTCTTCTTGGCAGGCTCTCCACGCTTGGGTACATCATCCTTCCCGGTCACTTCGCCATTTGCACCATTGAGAGTGCCATCCAGACCACCACGAGTCCCTCGTGCACCTGGTATCCCATTTATCATGGCATGGGCGACAAGAGTCTCGCGGCTGTTGTGCTGCAGGTGCTGGCACTCATAACCACATTTCTGGTGCACAAGTTTGGCCAAAGCCAGACTGTTCAAGCCATGATACGGGTCATAGGCCGGGATCACCTCACGCACATTGCCGACACTCTCGATGTTGAACTCACCGGTGGTAGAGCGAGACAGAGTCACCTCATAGGTGAGGTGGTTATACTCAACACCATACTTCGCTATCACCTTGGTAGGCCGGGGCTTGAATGTGATGGAGGGCTCACGCCCGAGTAGCATTATCGCCTCCAACAAGCAGTGCTCACGGTCGTCCATATCGTAACCAAACTTCATGAAGGCGGCAGCCTGCAACTCCCAAAGGTCCTGGCTACTCGGCTCATGCTCGTACTCATGGGTGCGCGTCCGGCTGTCCACGGTGAACGCCTGCAATTTCTCAACCACATCCTTCACCCCGTCTTCGCTGGTGGGCGCGGTGGCTCCACCCCCGGAGGCAAGCGCTTGGTCCGAAACGTCGGGCAGGAAGACCCACGAACCCTTCTTACCATGCTGAGCGGTCTCCACATCGTCTGTGTTCGTCCAAGACCCATTGTTGCCGTTGAGTTGGGACGAAACTTCAGGCGAGGTGTGCTGCCTGCGGAGGCGCGGGCGCTGAGAGAGAGGGTACGTGCCAGGAGGAGCGTTGTTACACGCATCCTTGTTCCCGCCAACGTACCTTCTCGCCTCGAGTGTGTGGCTGAATTGAGCATGCAACTTCCTGAACATGTCGAGCAGCCTACTCCCGTTCTGAGCAGGGGACAGGCCGTTGGACGTCCAGCCACCATGGTTGTGGCTGTCCGACTGTTCATCCATTGCGTCCAGGTAAGTTGCAGAGCAAGTGCACATGCTCGCAATGATGTCACCTAGTAGTTGCGATCCTGACTCCTCGGGGGTCAGGCAAGTTTCCAACGCTTGCCAGACCCCTGGACCGCCATTATAGTACTCATCATGCGCGGCGGCTAGCAGCTCCGCTACACTGGGGACACGGACAGATTGCCGACCGACGTTGCCCTGCATAGCCCTTACGTACTCAGCGATGCTGCCATAATCAGGGATTACGTCAGTAGACGCCCTCCAGACAGAGCCCTCGACATCATCGCTGTTGGTCCAGCTACCATTGTTACCATTGAGATGGGCAACCCAATCACCCAACTCCGACTTACGCACAATAGACACACCAATGTCACCGCTGCTGACCAAGCCGTGCACCTCGCGGGCGAGGGGGGTAACCGCCCAGAGGACCAAAGCTAGGCCAGCACTGTTGCCCTTCCTCGTATTTATAACGATTGGGGTCTTATCACCAACATACAGGGGTCGCGTGACGTATGGGGCCCCAGCACCCACACGGTCTTCGCGAACATCAACATTCCCGTTTGATATTTTTACATTACCCTTCCCATTCTTCCCCAGGCGCGTGTCCATAATTCTCAGAGTGTGTGTGCCAATTTCTTAGCACCCACGCCCTGAGACCATAGACACTGCGCGTGTGCCCGGTGTGACCGGGCATACTTGCAGTGTGTTTGGTCTCACACCTGCTAGCTCGGAAACTGCGGGGGAATACCCCCGCATAGCGCCGTGGGCCAGGCAGTCAAGTCACCCTCATGGGGGCAACGACACCCTGGTACAGTCCCAACACCGCACTACTCACGCTTCACCGGCATGCAGCCCCTGCAAGGCTGGTGCCATCTAGCGTCTACCATAACGAAAGAGTAGGTTCCTCGACAGCCAAGGGGTATTGAAACCCCCGGACTGCTCCTTAGCCGCTTTATAACCGAATTAGACCGGAACCATGCGAGTACGCAATAGAACCGCTCCTACCATGATCGGCTGCTTTAGGCTCACGCCTTCAGCCACGGGTCGGACAGACAGATATAATGGCGTCCCTCCCAGCCTGGTGGGCCAGAAAGTTAGGTGACGCAGGTGAAACGAGCCGCCCGTGCTCGCTGTCAACCTGAAGATTTCCCAGTTATTGCTGCGGGCCGTGTCTGGGCGATAACACGCGGGATCCCTTGCTGTCCTACAGCTTGATTATTTTGGTTTTACCAAGGTGTCGCCACCCGCTGTCCGGCTTGGTCTAAGTTGAAAATGGGTGGAGCCCCCTGGTGAATGGGGGTCCCATTAGTTGCGCCATGCAAGCCAACTAAACGTCATGGGGAAAAGTCCCCTCGCCCTAAAGGGCACTGGTGAGCCTAAGTGTTCAAGCAACACGCCGCCAGCGAAAACAAGTGCAATGCCATCCAATCATACCGTTTCCCTCGGGGTCACGGCAACCACCCTTTCGAGTGGGAGGAATACTTTCGCGCCTGGCTGTTCCCTCGGGGTCCAAGACCAGGT